TAGAATTAGCCTCATATATAAGAGACTCTGCCATACTTGCGATAGAATCTTTTCCGAGTCCGGGTTCTTGTAAATAACTATCCCTATTAGGATGAAGACATATCTTTCCCCGTAATTGTTCCAAAAGCTTTTCTATAGAATGACAATCTGTACAATAATAATAACCAAGGTCGTCGCTATCAGTTGTTTTCCTTTCAAATGCAACATTACAGTTATCGCAATTATGTTTTTCCATCGTTATCTCTCCAAGTAGCTTCTATTTTCAGCACTGGCATCTTATACCATTTTTCGGCGCCACACAACTCTATCAATTTTCTTTCTAACTCTTCCATTTGAGGCTCAATAGAGTAATCACCGCCCAAATAATTCAATGTTGATTCATAGAATTCAACTTCATCCCATACATGTTGGAATAACGTTCTTATATTCATATCTCTATATGAGATTACTTTTGGTTTTGGATCAAAAACTATTCTTTTTGACAACTCCATCCACTCAGACTTATTATAACCTGGTTCTCCTACGGCTTTAGTCCATAGTTGATGAAAAAGTTGATGAGTAGTTTGCTTGTCTGTAGTTTCCATTTTATATCCTAATCAATACTGTATTTTTCTACAACATCCATTACCTTATCAGTTCTATTACTGATCCAAGTTTGAGTAACTTCCATATTCTCTACCATAAGTTCCGGCGTCTTTCCCAATAACACATGATAATACTTGCTAGAAACGACTTTCAAAATACCTTCTAATTCTTCTTCTGAGAAATTCTTAGCATAAGAAGCTGAATAAATTTCCATAAGTTCATCAACCTCCATAGCATCCATTACTTCATCCATAATTTCATCGACGGGCTTAGAGAATTCTGGTGCGACATCTTCTATCCCTGCTTTTTCAAGCATACCAGATAGATTAGAGAACATTGCTTTTATTACCTGCCTTGTCGTTTCTTTACAATTCATTGCGGATACAACTTGCATTGCCAGCTTGTCTTTGTTGTCCATTTTAATATCCTTCCTCAATAAATAGTTTTTACAATCCTAAGTCTTCCATTAATTCAGCCAATTTTTCAGAAACAATTTCTCCCTTATTAAAAGCCAATGTTTGAAGGTCATTTGACCAATCTTCCAATTCAGCAACAGTATCAACTTTTTTTGATTTTAACAGAGCTAATTGGCACTCTTTAAGTTGTTCTTGCAACGCCCGTATTACTTCATCAAATTTTTCTGAAAATGAATCATCATATTTAGGCTTACACCTTCTCATTTCTTTTATATTATCATTATTAGATTTTATTATCTGTTTTAATACTTTTATGCCATCTTCTTTGATTGACATTTTCATTCTCCCAGCATATCAAAAATCTCTATATTTCTCTGTGCCATCTTCGAGATAATTGAATTTCTTCTGCGGAGAAGTTCTTTTATTGCAAACTTTCTCGACTTGAAAAGGTCACAAGTATTAGCTCGTATATCTGGAGCATCACTATGTCTTACAAAAACTCTTGTATTAAAAGTAAGTTTATTACCAGAATCAGTAAAATAGGCAGTATGATCTATCTTAGCTGTTATTGCTATAACATCATCATTTGATATATGATAGTAATAACCGTCGTAGCATATAAGGCTACCGTCATTCGTTTTGCCGCAGTCACATGACCAGAATAAATCCAAAAACTTTGACATTTTATTTTCTAATGACAAAAAATCAACAATGAATGCTATAAAAGGTCTTTGTTCTGATTCATATCCTCCCAGGAAAGTCGCTAAATCCTCTTTGAGATGTTTAAACATTGTACTTGGAGCATATATAAACTTATCATATAACATTTTTTGTAGAATTTCGATTAAACCAAATCTGTTAGGATGTTTTTCTTTAAGCCAATTTAAATCTTCAACTAAAAAAGTCTTGGCAGAATAAGTCAGATTTTCTAATTTGTTCCCTAAAACCATACCGTTAACAGAATAAAAATAATCTGTTTTTATTTCTTTAATGATTTCTTGTATCTCTGTATCGGACATGTAATTTTACTCCCTATAATTATAGTTTAATCTCTTCCACAATTGTTCCTCTAGGAACATGTAGCTCTACCTTTTCCAAATATTTGCAGTGACGATCCTCACTTCTCCGATACCAATCAGACCATTTATGATATCTGTTCAGTCGTCCTGCATAACCTTATCTACGGTCATATCGTACTCATATCTATTCACCATCTTTTCCACTGCCTGGTCAGGGACTTCTTCCCTTTAGCCTACTAGGCATAATTTTTGCCCACTACGCAGGGAGATAATTTATTCAAATACAAATATTATATATTTAATCCACTTTCATGAAAATTATGGAAGGATAATAAAATAATTAGTTGAATAACACTAATACACAACTTTATATCTCTAATAATAGGATTTTACAAATGAAAATTACTTATGAATATCTTTATAAAGAATATATAATAAAAAGAAAAAGCATGACACAAATAGCAAAAGAAAATAATTGTGCATATAGCAGCATAAACAGATACCTAAAATTATATAATATCAAATCAAGAACCAATGGCGAAATCAAAATAAAAGATATTTCAGGTAAAAAATTTGGACAATTAACAGCAATATCTTTAGATAAATCTAAAAAAAATAAAAAAGGCTGGATACTTCCAAGATGGCTTTGTCTTTGTAATTGCGGCAATACATATAAAGTCTATTATAATCATTTACGCGATGGCACCACCACCAGATGCTTACAATGCACTCACAAATCACAAGAAAATAAAGAAGAATTTTCTAATTTATTTTGGAGACAAATTGTTAAAGAGGCAAAAAAAAGAAACATCAACATCTCAATAAAAAAAACTGACGCTTATAATGTTCTTATAAAACAAAATAAAAAATGTATATTAAGTAACATACCTTTATATATGAGTAATAGCGTCAGAAATCATAATAAAACAACGGCCTCTTTAGATAGAATAAACTCTAATAAAGGCTATACAATAGACAACATACAATGGGTCCACAAACATATAAACATAATGAAACATAATTACGATTTAGAATATTTTTTATTTTTATGTTTATGCATCAACAAAGATTTTTGTCTTCCAAAATTCGATATCAATAGTTACAAACTTTTACCCTACTATTATAATATGATACAACGCAGAGCCAAAACAAAAAAAAGGCAATTTAATATAAAACGTGAAGAATGTTATCGGCTTCTGGAAGAACAAAACTTTAAATGTAAAATCAGTCAACTTCCAATATTTTTCACTTCTAGCTATAAACATCAACATGGTCAGAAATCTACTGCTTCCTTAGACAGAATAGATTCTTGCAAAGGTTATACAACAGATAATATACAATGGGTACATAAACATGTTAATATGATGAAAAATAATTATGATTTAAAATATTTTACTAATATTTGTGAACAAATATCCCACAATATACCGAAAAAAGAAAAAAATAATATTTTTAATTTTCAACTAAATCAGAAACTCTTTTTGTAAAAGCATCATCTGTTTCATTATTATTTTTATAAAGATATCTATCTATCATCCTTTTGATAGCATGATCTGGAACTCCATGCGTATTCCTTCCCTTCAAAAAATCCATATTCCATTTACCTTCTTCATCTTTCAAATCAGGACTCCAATCAGGTTCTATGTAAGATATATTATATCCAAAAGTTTTTCCTAACTTCAAATAACTATAAATTTCCCAAGCCTGAGTATTTGTATTATCAACAACAATCAGAGGATATCCCTTACTCATCGCTGTTGCCGCTCTATCTTGATTCCACTTATGAGCTTGTCCTAACTTAGACGGATCGAACTTATACATGCCGCCCTGCTCAAAAAATTCATCAGAAGACAAAATCATACCTTGACTCCCAGCTACTTCTTTAGCCTTGGTAGACTTACCTGAACCACTAACTCCCCGCATTATAATTAAACGTTTTTCCATTTCTTCTCCTATTCTTAATATACAACCCTAGATGAAGATATGATATCTAAGATCGCCATATATCCATCGTCAACTTGATAAATTTTTAAATCTGCATTTGAAATGCATGATACTCTGCTAGGTTTCTTATCCTCTTTAGGAATATCAACTTCATAACTAGCAGTAACCCTAATAGTAAACAGATCGAAACCTTTCGACTTAGCAAACTTCTTTATAGACTTCAATACAATTTCTAAAAAATCAGAACTAGAATCATATATGTCTGGAAGAAATGCTGTTACTTCACCGCCTACTGTCTCATATACTAACTTCGATGCCATTTCGACTCCCTATATATCCAAAAACTTGAAACTTTTCGACTTCTTTTCTATAACCTTTACTGGTTTTTTCTTTACTGGTTTTTTCTTTACTGGTTTTACCGGCTTATTTGGATAAGCCGAGTCTTCCCATTTATCCCAAGAACTATTTGGATATGGTTTCGCACTATTCATATCTCCATACATACTTTTGTTTGGATTAACCACCAGATTATCTTGAGAATACGAAACAAAACCACATTTTCTACAAATGACTAAAGACTGTTTTGGTTCACTACCACATTTCCCTTCAGACAATTTATAATCGCCTGGCGATTTACAATTATAACAAGGCACACTATAAGCAAACAAATACTTTAAAAATGCTTTATTATTCTTGTTATATTGTTTTGTATCTAAAGGCTTAAAATCATACTGTATTAGCTTCATGTGGCTATCCTAAATTTTTACTTGATGAATTTGAAACTAATGCAATTGATCCCAGCATCTTGCATTTCTCTAATAGCATTTGCAGTACCAAACGCTTCAGCGTTAACTCCACGACAAGCATCAGTTAAAACAAACGTTTTGAAGCCTTCCTTAACTGCATCCAAAGCAGTAAACTTAACGCAATAATCAGTAGCAAGACCACAGATATATACATCTGTTACTCCCATTCCATGCAAGAATTCAGCGAGACCAGTAGGGTTCTTTCCATTGTTATCACAGAAACCGCTATAGCTGTCCACAGAAGCGTCCAGACCCTTCTGGAATACAGCCACGCCGTCGAGGTCCAAATCCTTGTGGAAATAGGCTCCTGGGCTATCCTGGACGCAATGATCAGGCCACATGATCTGAGGTTGTCCAGACAATTCTCCCATCTCATAAGGATTAGCTCCATTATTAGAAGCAAAACTTCCATGATTCTGAGGATGCCAATCTTGAGTAGCAGTAACAAAATCGAACTCATCAATAATGCTATTGATGATTGGGACAATCTCATCTCCACCTGTAACTGCCAAAAACCCGCCCGGACAAAAATCATTCTGCACATCAACAATAACCAAAGCCTTCATTACGATCTCCTTAAATAATTATTTATACAAAAACTCTACGACATTACAGGGAAAAATTATACCACTTTCTTTGCCACTTCCAACTTTATTATGCCTCATTATATTTAATCATGTTCTTGACAACTCTTTTTAACTCTTTATATTTCGAGCTAAAATAATATGGCAATTGACTTTCTCGTCTGTCATATCCAAATGCCGTTTTACTAGTAATAACATTAGGAGGCGACTGAACTCTCTTGAACACATTAATATTCATCAACTTAACAAACCACTCCAAGTCAACGATAAAAACTTGAGGATCATCAATATTCCATCTCTTAATCATCTCCAAGCTAATATTCAGATTATCAGCTAAAGTCCCATCGATATACCATCTCAAAATCTCTTCTACAGATTTAATCCTATAATCCATAAATGCTTCTAACAAAGCACAATGATAACCGAACTTCATAGGATCAATCTGATCATTCTTCAACTCAGCAGAAGGTTTGATCTGATCATCGTTAAAAACATTCAACGCATCAGGAATCATCTCATTCGGAATAACTTCATCATTGAAAATTTTATCATTCATAAAACGAGCTAATTCAAATACTTCTGTCTTTGTTAAATCTCCGATAGGAGCAATGGCTCCACCTACATCTCCATACAATGTAGCATAACCTAAAGCAGTCTCCAACTTATTACCATTATTAGTAAACAATGCATTCTTTCTAGCGGCAATACCAGCCAAAACTACAGAACCTCTAATCCTAGCTTGTTCATTTTCTACATTTAAATCACTCGCTTCGCTACCAGAAGAATCCATAAACATTGAGGATACATCAAAAATATCATTAATAGGTATTACTGTATATTCAATACCCAACTTCTTCGCTATTTTAGCAGCAGCGTTTTTAGTTTTATCTGAATTATATTGAGTTGGCATATTGATAGCTGAAACTTTATCTTTTCCAACTGCCTTAACCAGCAACGCTGCAACAACAGCACTATCAACTCCACCAGACAATCCAATAACCCAATCATTATGGTCTTGTCTTCCCATAATGTCTTTAATATGTTGGATGCCTCTAATAATAGCTTGATATTTCTCTTTAATTACATTACGTTTTTCTCTTCTCTCTACATCATACTTGACATCAGAATCGATAACCAAAAGGTCTTCTTTATATGGTTCCCTAATCATAGAAAGAATTTCACCTTCTCTACCATAATAAGTAGAGCCACCATCGAAGGTTACAACATTCTTTCCGTTATTCTGGGCACCAACGCAGTTAACATAAAAGAAAGGAACCATAGCCTGACCATGCTTTTTAGCATTCTCTACCAAGTAATTAACAGCATTATCTCTGGCTTGATTCTTTCCATGAGTCCAAGGAGAAGCAGATATATTGATAATAACATCTGCTCCATTTTTTAGTAATTCATTCGTAGGATTGATAGATTCGCCCCTATATCTATAATCTCTACACCACAAATCTTCGCATAATTCCAAGCCGATATTAACTTCTTTGCCCTCTATCTCTACACAAAAAGGCATAAAATAATCGTTTAATAAACCATAACCATATTCTTCATACAAATCTAATACAGAGAAAAAATATCTCTTATCGTCAAAAAATCTATAGTTTGGCAATAATGTTTTAGGTTGGATTCCGCTAGGAATAAATGAACTACTTCTGGATGTACATGATCTTTTTACTTCTTTTTTATTTTGGTAGATATAAGCTGCATTATATTTTCTTTTCCTACCATCATGGTTCGGTTGCCAACCACGGGTCATTATGTTATGAGGAATAGATTCTTCCAGATATACATTGCCATAGATAACAATGATGCCGTCAGAAGCTTCTCTTAACTGTTTATTAAAAGACATGAGCCAACGACAATAATCATCATCATTGTACTTGTCGCCTAAAAGATAACCACCAACACACATTTCTGGTGCAACTACTATATCACACCCCTTAGTTTTAGCCTTTTCTATAAAATTCAAAAGATTGCTAACATTTTTATAAGGGTTGCCAGGAACTACATCCATTTGAATTAATCCGACTTTCATCTATTTTTCCTTTTTTTATAAATTTTACCACATAATTCACAAAAGAAATCTTCATCATGATTGCTCTTCATTATATTAACTATCCTGTGAACCCATTGTACATTTCCTATTTCATAACCTTTAGAACTATCTATTCTATCTAAAGATGCTGTTGTTTTTCCTTGTCTAAACTCTTTACTGTTTTTGGCAAAATACAAACTCAAACCTGACAATGCACATTTACGATTTTGTTTCAAAAATAAATCCCAAATATATTTTAAATCTATTTTCAATTCATGATCATTGTTTTTAGCATTATGTTTTATTCTACACCAAATAGAGCCAGATATGTCTCCACACCCAGACCAACCTTTACTTTCTTTTCCTTTACGATGTTTAGTTGTTTTTCCAATGGAACATCCACAACCTATATAATGTCCACTTTTTAACTTACCAGCATCTACAACTTTTTTATTTCCACAATCACAACGACATAACCATCTGATTTTAATTTGACCACCTTTGGTTCTTCTCCGTCCATATAGTTTTAAGACAGTTAGTTTTTTGAATTTTTGACCTGCTAAATCTTCTATATTATCTCGTTGTTTTTTAAGACAACCACAGCTTTTAGTATGTCCGCTTTTTACTCTATATTCTTCCAGTATTACTATTTTGCCGCATTCGCAGTGGCATTTACATCTAGCCTTTCCATTCTTACCTTTTTCAGCTTCTTCAACAACAGTTAATTTAGCAAATTTTTTACCTATAACATTTTCTTTTTTCATAAGATTCTCCTGAATAATATTTCTGCTTTTATATTCAAGATCACCTATAAAATATCCTTTTAAAAAATATTCCCGTTAACTGTTTAGAGGTTATTTTACTGGTTTCTCCGCTATAAGTAGAAAAATTATCCGCTGGTTCAGGGACAGGACGGAGGCCAGACTACTTCTTAGGTTTGATTCTTTTTTCTATATCTGCAAGAATCAATTTAGGATCGCATTCTGGGCAATCATCGAATTGAATATCTTCTAAATCATATCCCTTAAATAGTTTAGGCCAACGTTTTTTGATATTAACAGCATCAGAACTTTTCTGAGGATTAGAACCATAATCATTACCATAGGCTTTTTTAGTATCTGTATTCCAAGTATTACCATCTTTAGGAATGTAGCCTCTCAGGTTTTTGCCATCCCAATATATAATAAAGAAAACTGGCATTTCCCAATCACCACCGGCAACCCAACCCCAATACGGCAGACCATGACTAGTTACATTATAACCAGTTATATCTTTACAACCATTATAGCCGCTTCCCTTAACATATTCATAATTCTCAAAATCAAATTCGACCTTAGATATATCTTTCTGTATCTTTTCTGGAAAATCCCATACATTAATATTATCAGTCTTTTTCATTAAAAATGGTAAACTATGACGCTCAAATTTTCTAGCCATTTATTGTCTCCTTAAATCCTACCAGACATTTTCAAATACATCCAACATTTAGCCCCAAGATGTGAGCCTTTGTCAATCTCTTGTTGAATTTGACCTTTTTCTAATGCCAGAACTTCGATATCTTCATCTGCTTCATTGAATTCAGTTGAGATTTCTCCATAAGCTTCCACGAAAACGCATACAACAGATTCATCTGACAGTCCAGCAGAATTACATAGCGGAGGACTAACATCTAAAACTCTTACCACTCCAAGACCAGTTTCTTCCTTAAACTCTCTAATAGCAGCTTGCCCTGGAGTTTCTCCTTCATCAATCAAACCGGCAGGGAATCCCAACTCATAACCATTCAGAGGAACCCTGAACTGCTTAATCAGAACAATTTTTTCATGTTCTGTTTGAACACTTTGAAAATATGTATCTTGTCCTAAAGTTCCAATGATTACTACGGCATCGGGCTTTGTCTTTGCCTCTACATTTTGATTCTTTCTGGAAGCAAAAATCCATCTTCCTTGACAATCCTTATGAGTATACTTAGACTCATAAAGATTTATGAATTTCTCATCAGTAATTTTTGTTGTTGTTGTAACTCTCATTATTCATTCTCGCATAAAGGTTTATTCTGGAACATCCACTTGGCGACCTTAACAGCATCTTTATCGCCCGTTTCTTTTCCATCATCATCACTCAACTTAACAACTTCAATTCCATTAACAGAACGAAGTTTAATAACCATATTCAAAGACTTACTGCCTTCAAAATCATTGGTAAAATTAGTTCCTATACCGAAAGAACATCTAATACCAATTTCTTTGCAGTAATGTTCTATTTCAATTGCTTTATCTGGATTCAATCCATCGCTGAAAATAATAACCTTACTCATAGGATCAATATTATTTTTCTTATAATGATAAACTATTTTATCAGCAAATTTAAAAGGATCACCGCTATCATGCCTAACGCCGTCATACAGTTTAGATAGCCTTAGATTGAAGTTTCCCAAAAACGCATCGGTACCAAAAGTATCAGTCAATGCAATACCAAGATCAGCATTATAAACTCTAACCCAATTTTGCAAAGCAAAATAGTTTGCATTTCTTAATCCTTCAAGAGCAGAACATCCCATGAACCATTCATGTGCCATCGTCCCGATAGGCTTAATACCATACTTTCTAGCAAAATAAACATTGCTTGTTCCCATAAATCTCTTGTTCCATTGGGTTAATCCCTGAGCATAAATAGCTTCATTAATAAAATTATCATGGAAATAATGACTTCTTCTTCGCCTAGTCCCAAAGTCAGCAAAAGTAACATTATTCTGTACTAACTTAGATACTTTTGCGTTAGCCTTGCGGCAGAAATCTGTATAATCTTTTTCCAAATCAGTTTCTACTGTATTAAAGTAAATTTCGCTAATTGCTGCCATCAACGGGACTTCCCATAGAATCGTACTATGCCAAGGTCCGCTGACAGTAATAGACAAATTATTGTCATCATCAAGATCAATTTCAACCTCATCAGGATTGAACCTATAATCTTTAAGGTACTTAAGATAGGACTTTGTGAAGTAAGGACATGTAGCCTCTAAATATTCATATTCACCGCTGGTCAACCTTAACGATGGCAAACCATAATTGATATAAGCTTCTAGCTCTGCCATGAACTTGACATTAAATCTTTGATCGCCTCTATTAGTAAATCTGTACGTAACTTCTGCATCAGGGAACAGTTCCAAAACTGCTTGCTGCATTGACAGCTTGTAAGTATCTGTGTCTAATAGACTTACAGCTCTAATAATTCTTTCATCGTTTTTCACAATATTATTCCTTTTAAATATTTAGAATATTTCTTCTTTAAACTCTACAACCTTTCGGTCAACCATCCTTTATGATTTTTTCTTTCTCCATTTGCAACTTTTATCATATTTGATGGAGTTAAATTATGTTCTTCACAAAAAACAGATAGACCATTTTCTGTTATAAATATATTTCCATCTGGATCAGTCACTTTATATTTTTTAATATTTATTTTTCCTTTTGAAGTTTTACTACATTTAATTCTTGTTTCCGGCTTTGTAATTCTTTTTTTTCTAGCAATACTTAAATTCTTTTTATGTTTTTTAGAGAACTTCATTCCTTTTCTAGCTTCACTCATTTTTTTACGAGATTCTATTGAACGTTTTTGGCCTCTTCTTTTTTCAGCAGCTTTTTTTTGTATTTCCGGAGTTAAACCTTTTCCTCCTTCTCCACCGTTTGCTATGTTGCACATTTTAAGACCTTCTTGTCTAAATTTTGCAATATAGAATATTTCTCTGTCATCTACCTCTTTATCATTAAGGTCATTTTCCAAAACTATAAAATCAAAATCTCTACCCTCTTTCCATAATTTTCTTATTTTATTTTGTAAATGATATCTACGTTTATAGGATTTAGCATCAGACCTATGATGCCTCATTCTATTATAAGTATTATTAGTTTTTCCAACATAAAAAATTAAACGAGTATCAATTTCTATAAGTGCGTATATTGTATGCATATTTTTTTAATCCTTATATAAGTTATTATCTAACTTATATATCGAATGTTTTATATGCTTTCCTTTATTTAAGATTAAAATTTATATAAATCATTGTCCGAAAATTTATTCTTCCTTTTCTGGGTTAGCTAAGAGTAAAATCAAATCTCTAGCGGCTTGTTTATCTCCACCACGGGCTTTTTGGGTTAACTCTTTTAATTTTGCGTCATATTCAGAAGTGACATTAGGATAAAAAATTTCCAATTGCTCTATAGCCCACTTCACAGCTTGTATCGTTTTATCATCTGTAGAAGGCTTTTCGACAAATGCCTTGAGCAATGTCATGTTCTTATTTTCCATCTCTGCCACCTTATTCAAAAAATGCTGCAAAAAATATTATAATCTTCTTGTGAAGAACCACAATATTCCTTGCAGCATCAGGGAAAACCGCATTTTTGCGGGATTAAACGACCTTATAAGTCTGTCCGTTAAGCTTCAACTGTCTGATTCCCGAAACATTGACATTACGGAAGTTCTTCTTCGTCATGTCAAAAACAGTCATCAGTCCAGTTCCCTTGCGACTCTTCTTAGTTCCCTTAACTCCCTTACTGACTCCAGTTCGGCAGTTCATAGTTCGCAACTCGTTATTGCTTCGCTTGATAAAACTAACGGTCATAAACTTACCCTTAGAATTCTGCATCTTTGTTACAGCTTCTTGAACAGTAATCTTCTTGCTTCTCGTACTCATCTTTTTCTCCTTGTTAAGATTTTAATTTACCATGTTTTATATGCGTCTTTAATTATTTCCAAACTTTCTGAACTTCTTAAACCATAATTGGAACAAGACAAATCAACCATTTGTTTTCCATCGCAATAAGAAGACGGTCCTGCTTTGCATTCTACAGCATCAATATACATCGAAAATTTACCATCTTCTGTATCGAACAAACGATCAGGAATATCCGCCTCAAGTATCTGCTCTTCATAAGTATAAGCAAGAACAGTATCTATTGACAATCTAGGAAGCTTTTCGCTTTCCTTGAGTTCTTTACAAATCTTAATCCAATTGTCGTTGTTTTCTGGAGTATAACTCGATCCTCTACCACTTTCTTTATATCCTAGCAGAGTAACTCCATAATATAGTTCATGGGCTTTTTCCAGTATCTCTTTTAAATCATGCTCCGAAGCAGAACCCATAACATAATGCAACTGCTTACAGAGTCTTTTACCCCAATAAGGATTGCTCTCGATACCATTGAACACCATGCATGATTCTAAAAGCTCAATATCTTCAACGCATTTAACTGAAAAAGCAAATGAACCACAGTTTTCTATGATGCCGGGCCATTTTCTAGCGTCCCTCATCCAATCCATAGATTTTGTAGTAAAATTAGGAACAACTCCTTGTTTCCTAAAAGCTTTCAGAATATCAACAAAATCTGGATGGCTAGTTGGTTCTCCACCACCTATTGCAACTTCAAATACTCTCATTTCCTGCAATATATAAGCTATGTTTTCTATTGTATTTAAATCTGCATGACTTCCTTTAGTATCAGAATTCTGATAACAATTATGAACAAGAATATTATTTGCAAAATAATTATGTTCTGGAGTAGTTCCGATATTATAAACTTTACCTTTATAAGGGATCTTTTTAACAGATTTAACTTTTATTATGAACTTCGCCTTGTTAACTTTCATCTTTTTAATCCTTCTTTCCTTAATGTCTTTGAAAATCTACTTTTTTATGACAACTAACGCAATAAGTAATCCCTATTGCATTTTTATGTTCTTCTATAATTTGATCATTCACCCGTTCAAACTCTTCATAACTTAACAAATCCATTATTCTTCCATTTAATATCTTTTCTACAATATTTTGAAAAGTTGGACTTATATGATGAACTTCTAGACGACCTCCAACTGATCCACATTTACAACAGGTAAAATCATCTCTTTCTAAAATAGGTCTTATCCATGCCTTATACAACCTAGATCGTATAACTTGACACCTATCCCTATTTCCTTTCCATAGATGATGATTTTTACCCCTGATATAAACAATTTCACCACTTTTAACTCTTCTTTTAATTGTTGCTTTTACTTTTGCGACTACATCTTTACGCTTCATAGGATTCTTTTCACCCTTCATCTTGTCAGACGCAAAACTAGAAAATTCTTCTGGAGTCATTCTTGTTACAGGCGTTTTAATTTTTTCATAATCATCGATATTAACTTCTTTTTTCATAAAAGTGGACGCCATCTTTGCCCTGACTTCTTTTCTCTTCATTGGATTATTTTGTTTCATTCTTTGCGAAGATTTTTTGTTATTTCCTTTTTTACAGATATCACATACATTGATATCAAATTCAGATAAAGTTTTTGTTTTCTTTTTTACAACTGTTTTTATAAATTTATTACACTTGCGACATTTCAAATCAATATTAATCTCTTTAAAATTATGAATCTTAATGTTTTTACAATTACCACATAAAACTTCGTTTCTTTTACCTATGAATTCTTTATTACAATATTTACATTTTTTTGTTTTATTTTTTTTATGATATTGATCATTTCTTTTTTGTTTTTTACATTTTTCAGAACAATATTTTCCATTAGTTTTGGCAATAAATTGTTTTTTACATTTTCCGCAATATGCTATATGTCCCATAATGAACACTCCTTTAAACGAATATATGTATTTTATACATTCGCTAACTTAAAAAAGTATCCTTCAAAATTTTAAAATATGATCATTTTCTTCAATATTTTCTGCTTTTATCCAGCCACGATTTAAAGTATATACTTCATGATTCGGAGTCAATTTAATTTCTGAGCCATCTTCTGCTTCAATAACTATTAAATCACCTTCATAATCTCTTTCAAAGATTTGTTCTGTAACTAATTCAACTCTTTTTTCTTCTTTATTATTATATCCATAAACTATATCATTAATCTTGATATCTTTTATAGCAACTTCTCCATCTGGAGTTAAGATCATAGTCTCTGGGACTAAACAGAATTCGCAACCCTTGTCGCACCAATTGGTTATCTTCAAATCAACCAATTCAGGCGATGAAGATTTTGTATATTCTTCTTTAGTATCTTCAAAAGAGAACTTTACTTTCCCGCCAGTTTTTCTATTAAAAATAACCCACCAGATTCCATCTTTTCTTGCGATAACATCATCGTTGTGAAAATCCGTTTCCAATGGAAGTCTAAATGCTTGACCTTGATCAGTTAATGGATGACTCTCATCAGAATTATCATTACCACCTAAGATAACCAAATCTTCTCTTAGCATATATTTTTTGAAATCTGCGAAAAATTCCTCATCAAAATAATCGCCTTTCCAATTAGTAGGAAGAGCTAAAACACTTTGATGGTCAATATAAGCAGTTGTCGATTCGATATCAAGACCTGTAACTTCCTTTACAACCAATCTGGCGACTTTATCATTAAAAATATCTCTTAAATTATTGAATAACGTAAGAGACAGATAATCTCCTTTAGATTCTTCAGAAGCAGCAGTAAAAAATCCCCATCCGAAATCTCTATCCGTAGCCATGTGATCGTCAGATATTCCATCTAAGAAAATCAACGAATGACTTGAGCTACTGTTAGTCGCTAAACCCAATCTTACTTTTGCTATATTCATTATTCTACCTTTATATCAACTAAAAACAGGTTATTAATCCTGAATGTCGGAGGACCATCAGTAGGATTCCGCCAAACAGCAATATAATTTTCATACGTATCAATTTCAAACTTAGAGAACAAAGAATTAAACGGCAAATACTTCAAACATGTCTCTCCGATCAAAATCGGTTTATTTAACGTTATTTTAGTCCCTTCAATTAAAACATCACTTTTGTCTACATGGCAACATTTCAAAAATGAAGATAATTGGACTTTTCCTTGTTCTCTATAGATTTGTGTATGCCGTTTCTTTGGTACAGAAACTTCATTAGAATCGTCAGACGAATCAGAGGACTCATCTTCATCTTTTTCATCTTTTTCATCTTCATAAGAAACATATTCGCAGATATAGAAATTACCGTCTTGTCTTTTAACGGAATTTTTTCTTTGCCTTCCTCTGCCTTTAGATTCTCGTCTTAATTCGTTTTCGTTTTGATCAACCCAAATGTATTCTGCCATCGTTCTTCCTTTCGTCATAATTATCCGTAGATAAGAAATTTTTTGAATCTGTTCAGGGAAAATGCAGACAACCCCCCGCTTTATTTCTAAAACGGGGGATTGTTACTTTCCTAAACTTAATTCTTTTCTTCGTTTGTTACGGCTTTAGATATCTAGCGATGTGACTTTGTTTCCTGCTACTTCTGCTACCGAACCGCTTGTTTCTTCTTTAGCAGTATTAAGACCCAAAAGTCTGTCTTTCATCTCTTCCAAAGTAGGCAACTCTGCTACTTGATCAGCCAGCTTATTCCAAATATCCGTAGGAATAGGCTTGTCAACAACCTTAACGCCTTCGGCATTGTATTCTGTATTCAAACCAGAACCAGTCGAAGTCAACTTAACGAAGCTTAACATATTAAGATTACTAACGGTCTTTTGGACGCTTGCGATGCCCTTTGCAGCCATCTGACCACAGTTACAGACCTTTACCTTCTTTGTTCCTTCATCATCAATGAAAAGTCCATAAAACAAATAACTTGTTCTAGCCTTTTCACCTGCTACTGGAGGGCGACTTCTGTTCAGTTCGCTGTCAAATACATTTGCATAAGCAACGATTTCGTTGGAGGGGAGAAAAGTTTGAGGAAGGTTTTTCGCGCTCAAGAAAACTAAATCATCGTTATTTCCCGAACTCTTTTGATCACCGATACTGTTCCAATCTACTGTTGATGACATTTTTGACTCCTATGGGTATTATACCCGATTAATGGAATTGGCCGTATGCCTTTTCCTAGCGTCTTATGGCTTTATGACTGCTATAAAACAATGTCCTTAGCCATAATACTACTTCGTCAAAAATGCACTTTCTCCTTTAACTTTTTTACTTTTCTGAATATTTTTTTATTAAATCACAAATATTATTTCGTACCTCGCATATATCAATTATACCATTAATGATATTTAGTTGTTTAGTATCTAAAGTAGTTATGACCAAAAACTGATGAAGAAATTGTGATTGTGCGTATTGTTCATTTTTTGAATCTAATTTCATCAAATATTGAACCCTGGCTTGAGGATCAAATAATATAAGTTTTTCTCTTAAATAATTAGTTGCGAATGCTAAATCCGCACCAAATCTCATTGTAATAAAATATAACATATTATGCCTCCTTCTTTTCGAAGAATCTTGCTCCTTTACCGCAAAATCCCATAACTCGACATTTAAAATATCCGCCCTGTCTTTGAAGAACACAATTTTTAAACGTAAGTTCTCCACCAGTTGTAGAGTCTGGTCTACCACATTCCAAACCTAAACTCTTAAAACGAGGATCAGATTCGGAATGTTGACATTCTGTACATAATTTCTTGCTCATCTTAGTTCTCCTTTAATAACCTCTATACAATCTATTTTTATTAATATAATCAAAAACTTTTTCATCTAAAAGACGCAAAATATTATCATTACCATGAATTTTTTCTCTTACTTCTGTAGAAGATACTTCCATAATTGGAGTTTTATCTCCCTCATCATTTAAAAAGATGTGCGGAGGCTTCAAAAACCAATTTACTCCTGGCTTCATCTCTATTCCCTTCCTTGGAATAACAACAAATCTGATCATTTTCTCAAGATATTCATAATTTACCCATTTATCAAAATTGTTAGCATTGTCCTGTCCGATTATAAAAGAAAAATCAAACTTATGCTTTGCCCAATCTTCATTTTGCAACCTTTTGACTAAATTATATGTCTCCCCGCTAAGACAATTTACTATTTCATAATCAGATACTTTAATCCTACCATCAACCTGAGCAGCTAACTTACACATCTCCACTCTTTTATCAGGAGAAACCATTGACTTGCCGTACATGTGTTCATAGGCAGGCATCAACCAAACTTGTTGAGTAATTTTCTTATTAAGAATATATTTTGCAACATCTATATGTCCTTTAGTAACAGGGTTAAAAGCCCCTCCTAATAATACTATTTTAATCTTTTTTCTCATGTTTCCCTAAATTAGACTCACTAATTTTCCTTTTCCATTCAGATGAGATTTCTCTACCTTTTAATTTTTCACTAATTTTTAAACGAGTTTCTTTTGTTTGTTTTTTTCCTAAACGAGATTTGCCTATTTTAGCTTTGTGTTCTTCTGATAATTGCCTGCCTTTTAATGACTGACTTATTTTCTCTTTAGTAGAAGAATTTAATTTTCTTCCTTTCAAAGATTTAGATATTTTATCTTTCCATTCCTGAGTTATTATCCTACCCTTCAATGCTTCGCTTCTTTTTTCTAAAGTTTCTGGACTAATTATTCTACCGATTTGCCTTTCTCTATTTTGTTTTTTAAATTCTTCTGATCTTTTTAGCCCCTTAGTTGCTTTACTAATTTTATCCCTGATTTCTTCTTTCAAAGGATGATTAGTAAAATTATCTCCTCCATTTCCACCTTCTGAGATATTATAACCATTTTTTATTGTATCTAACTGCTTTATATAAAATTTTTCTTGAGTATTTAAATTTACTTCATTTTTGATACCATCTTCTATGATTTCCCAAGAAAATTTATCAAAACCATATTTTCTTATAGCATTATAAAATTTACTTTTATATCCACGTCCATTATTTTCCGCATTCCATTTGTGTTCATATTTACGTTTATCAAGGGATTTTGCACATTTACCAATATAAATTTTATTATTAATAACGTTCGTTGCCTTATAAATAAACATTTTTTCTTCTCCTATATATAAGTATGGCTAATATTAGCCTACTAACATATATTCAGAGAAAAGATATTATATCCTCTTATTTTCTTTAGCCTTTTTTTGCCTTATAATATCTGCTACATCCATAGCTACAACAATCAAAAACAATATAGGAAGAATAATGCCAATCAATGATGCAGTACCAAGACACGCAGTAGCCATACCAAAAATAAAACACAAACTATGCAGAACAACATGTCCTACTCTAGTTACATACTCATTTCCAGATAAAATATGCCAAATAGCTACAGCAACATTTATAAGATATAACAGTCCAGCTATAACACTGATATATGGTAACATCATTTCTCCTATTTTTAAAAAAACGGGTTACAGATTCGTTAAAACCCATAACCCGTTTTTTATCAACTAGTTATTACTTTTCGTTGACTTTGATACCGTTCATAACATAATCAAAATAAACTCTGAAAGTAGTCGTGCCGACTGTGAATGCCTCATCAACGACCTTCTTCCAAACTCTCAGATTACTATCCCTATCGACAGTATACGAAGTTACATAATCTTCATCGCCGGCAACCAAATCGGCTTCCAGATACAGCGTATCTTCGTCTACGTATACATAAGCCGTATCTCCAGGCTTCAGTCCCATTTCCTTAACGAAACAGTTAGGAATACAGAGTCTTCCATAACTGTCTCTGGAAACGATTCTAGGCTCCAAAAGTTCTTCATCTTCATCAAAATCATCGTCAGCGTCATCCTCTTCGGCGGTATCTTCGTCAGCATCAGCGTCAAAATCGTCAAAAGGATTGACATCTTCATCGCCATCTTCGTCAAAAGGATCGACAGCGACTTCTTCATCGTCGTTTACGTAATCCTCATCCTGAGCATCAAACAAAGTATCTTGTCTGGGAGCATCGCATTCCTCGATGACATCATAACCGCAAGTTCTCATCTTCTCTTGGGAATAGTCAACCGGAACCGATACAACATCGGCAGGATTAACCTTAACCAAAATCAGCTTGCCCGTAGAACTATAAAACTCCGAAGCATACTTGAATGCGGCAACGTGAAGACCG